TAGTAAAATAAAAATCTAATAGTAAAATAAAAATCTAATAGTAAAATAAAAATCTAATAGTAAAATAAAAATCTAATAGTAAAATAAAAATCTAATAGTTTCTAACAGCAATTAAAAAACGCATCAACGCAAAAAAATAAAGAAACTAGTATAATGTGCTCGTATGGTGTAACGGTTAGCATAATAGTCTTATAAGCTGTAGACCTGGGTTCAACTCCCAGTATGAGCATCTACCATCTTCAAAGGTGTAAAGAGGTGGTTTTTATATGATATAAAGGTTATAAAATACTTTTTATCATATTATATTAATGAAGACCAGAAAAAGAATTCCAAAAATTAAAAATGACTTGGTGACAATAAAAAAGTCAAAAGTCGAAGGCTTAGGTGTGTTTGCTTTGGAAGACATAAATAAAGGAACAAAGATAACAGACTATTATGGTAAGGAAATGAAATGGAGTACATTTAAAAATAAATACGGTGATTACAAAACGAATTCACTACATACTTATCCGATGAGACGTATTTGGAAAATATTAGTCGCCAAAACTGAACCATATAAGAGTCGAAATTTAGTAAATTATATTAATGAATTACCAAGTAAAACCAATTGTGAATTAAAGTTAAGAGGATTATATTCCAAAAAAAATATTAAAAAAGGAGACGAATTGTATTTAAAATATCCAAAAGATTACAACCGTTTTTGGTTAAAAACTAGAAAAATAAAAGAAAAATAATATATAAACAAAAAAACAACTTAAAGACATTATTAATTATTAATATGTGTATGGTTCCCAGCAGCAATAAAAAACATTAGTCTTTTAAACTAACCCGTTAAAAATGGAACTAGTAAAAAACTTGAAGCACGAATGGCCGAGCGGTCTAAGGCGGTGGACTTAAGACCCACTATCGTAAGATGCGAGGGTTCGAACCCCTCTTCGTGTATATTTATAAAATTAATAATTCAATTACTAATTTTATAAAAAAAATGTTTATATTTATTTTAATCTATTTATTTTTTCTCAATATATTTATTTTTTCTCAATATATTTATTTTATTTTGAATCAATACTTAATATGTCTGGAATACTGTCTTCGTCTTCTTCTCTGTCTTCGTCTTCACTCGCTGTAATCGACTCTAATTCTGGCATACTTGAATGCGTACTTAAATCTTCATCTTCATCATTAATTAAAATATCTGTAGTACTTAGTGTCCTCCAATCTATTGGATTATTATGCGGATAATATGAAGAGAAATACATATCCTTAGTATAATTTGCGATGACCATTTCTTTAATATATTTTTTAAATTCGGTAACAGTTTCAGTAAGCTCTTCAACTTTTTTTTCTAAAAACCGACAATTTTCTACAATTTGTGCGTTATTCATAAACGTATCTGGAATAGGATTTTTAACTGGGAGTAATAACCAATAAGCAGTTGTAGTATATTTTAAATAATATTTATATGATTGACCTTTATCGATAAATTGTTTTATTTTCAATCCTTCATCACTTAGGTCGTGAAAGTGAACGAAAGCGGTTATAACATTATTTGTTATATATTCTGTAAAACCTTGTTTTTTACCGATAGGAACAAAATCTATACGCGACACAGCTCCAATATTTGATAACTCTACACGAACCTTGGTATTGTCTAGAGACGTAGCTATTTTCACACGAGGAATATAAACACTGAAACAATTATTATTATGTAACATTTTAGATTTAATTAGATTATTGTAAAAGCTTTAAATAATATTAGCTTAAATAATAAAAGTTGAATTGATTTCAATTTTTTTTTATATAAAATAAAAAATTAGTCATTATAATATTTATAAATATAATACTCATTTGTTATTATTAAATCAGTTTCATTTCTAAATATAAAATCAAAAAATGAAACAAAAAAATTATAAAAAAAATCTAATATAAAATATATCATTTATTATAAAAAAATATTATTACATTTACAAAATACAAAATTTAAAATACAAAATTTAAAATATTATTTTTATTTAATGGTCTGTTATAATTTGGCAAATTTTATCAAATATATCATCAGCAAGCCTATTAAATTCCACTTCGCGCCTATCATATTCTGAATGTTCCAAAAGAGCGCATTTTACTAAACATTCCATAGTGATACCTTTTTCTCTAAGACCTTGAGTAATCTCCTCTACTGAAGGTCTATTATTAACCACTTCTTCGTCTTCACCTTCTTCATTATCTTCATTTTCTTCTTTAATATCTTCTGCGTCGTGTTGTTCGCCATTTAAATTATTGAAGAAGAAACGGAACCCGCGGAGCGAATAATCATCAAATGTTCCTTCTTCATTTGTAATTTCTGAATATATAGTTTCTTCATCTTCTGGTTCTTCTGCCATAACTGTGCGACAATAAGGACAACCAAACCCGTTATGAGCTACGCTTTTCATTAAACAACTAGCGTGAAAACGATGTCCGCATTCAGTGGCAATACAATTTTTATTTAAATCAATATCATCCATACAGATAGGGCATTCAAAATTATTAGTTGTCGACATTTTTAAAAATTATTTTCTTTTATTAAACGAAGTAGCTTTACGCTTTTCTATCTTATAATATTATTTATCTTTTCATATATAAATTGAAAAAGTATTTCAATTTTTTTTTCTAAATAAAATAAAAAAGGTGAAGCCCTTAAATAGACTTCCTTTTTTATAATTTTTAATTTTTGTTTTTTTATTTTTATAGTTTTATTTATAGTTAATTTTTTATATACATTTTATTGCATTATTTACATATCCAACTCTTCGCCTTCTTCAAGCTCATATTCGCCGATTTGAAATAGAAGTTTACGTTCAGCGTGAATTTTACGGAAAACAACAAGTTCTTCTTGTCTTTTTTTTTCTTCATAAATATTCTTACTTCTTTCTTCTTCTTCTTCAATAAAGTCGCAAATATCGGACCACGCCATACCTTTAAATCTGGAAACACAACTATTATTTTTGGTCGTTTTAGGTTTTCTGAGTGACATATCACGTCCAAACTCGTCAATATTAGAGGAATTAATAATTTGACTACTTGACATTTTTAAAATTGCTTTTGCTTTTACTTTTGTTTATTAACAGACTACAAATAATGAGAATATACCTTTTATCAATGGAAGCAAAAGCATTTCATTTTTATTTTTATTTTTATATTTCTTTAAGTTACTAAAAAAATATAATATATTGAAAAGTTTACACCTTTTTACATTTATTACGAAGTGAAACACCTATTATAAAAATTGAATTAAAATATAAATTTTTAGTAATTTAAAGGGCTTGTTAACAAATAAAAAAAATGAAATACTTTTTAATAGATAGTTAAATGTAGCTTATATTCGCATACCTTTTAGCTAAAAGCAATTAAAACATTAAACTTTTTGAAAAATGTCCGACACTTTAAAAAATATTAGTCTTTATATTCCTCGTGTATTCTCTGGTTATAGCGAACAAGAAATTTATGATATCATTGATGATAAAGGTTTAGGTAAGTTAAAAAAAATAGATTTAGCTAATTTTAGAACTTCTTTTGATGGAAAATCAGAAATATGTTCGGCATATATTCATTTTGAATTTTGGTATGACACTATTGCCAATCGTAATTTTCAGTCGCAAGTTATTGACCCAGAAGTTGAAGCTCGTCTATATTATGAAGGTAATATTTATTGGATTGTGCTTGAAAATAAAGCACGTAAATATCTACCAAGCGAACGCAAACCTCGTATAGTAATAGATAAACCTACTCATTCGTACAATGAGTTTTTTAGAAGTGAAAAATTTGACAATCTTTATTTAGAAGATGATGTAAAAGTTGTAACAGAAACAGAAACAGAAATAAAAATAAAAAATCTTCGAGAAGAAGACGAGCAATTTACATCAGAAGAAATTGATTTAATTCATATAATAGCTGAAGAAGAAGCAGACGAACAAGCTGAAACGTATAGACAAATGGACGATACCGCACAATATATGGAAGAAGATGATAATGAACTTATCACAATTGACGGAAGATATGTGAAGTCGATTGAAGAACAAATTGCTGAATTACACGCGGAAAATCAACGAGTTAACTCACTTTATTGGAGTATATTTTCAGCTTATCAAGAAGAAAAAATCAAGACAAAAGCATTATCAGACGCAATAATTATGATTAAAAATAAATAAAAAAATATATAAAGGGTTGGGTTGCCGTTAAGTGTTGTAAAACTCGAACACCTCATAAGAGGGTAGAGTCATCCCGAACATTTTTTTTATTTAAAAAATTGATTTAAATTTATTTATTTATTTAAATAATAAATATTAACAAAATGAGTAACGAAATTGTTGATTTCTCTCTTTTAGATATAAAAGTTCCTGCTTTTGTAAGTACATATTCTATAGAAACTCAAAAGGATATATATGAATATTTAAAACAAATGGATGAAAATAATAAAAAAGCATATTTAATTGCTTTGGACCATTTAGGTAGTTCTTTTAATATTTTTAGAAGTAACGGGTTTAAAAATTGGAAAAATAAAAATCTGTAATAAAAATTTGTAATAAAAAATTTATAGAGAGAATCTTACCTTCTTTGATTTAGCTTTACGTTTTAGCAGTCTTTTATTTGTTTTTGGTTTCTTTACATTATTAAATATATTTTTTCTATCTGGTTCCATAAATTCATCTATAGATTTATTTGTTCTTTCTATTATTTTATTCTTTTCACTTATATACTTTTTTAAATTTTGTATTTTTTTCCCACCTGTAAGATTGACAATATTTTCATTGTCACAATTATCTTTTTCATTATTATATTCATTGTATTCTCCATTTTCTCCACCTTTTTTTAACTTACTTAATTTATCTAATTTATTAAAATTCGCAACATTATTAGTTAATTCCGTAAATGCGTCAACACTGTGTTTAACGGCTTCAACAACAGAAGCAGCCGATGAAGTCGCATCATTTGCGATTTTTCCAAGCTCAACCACAGCACCAACACCAGGAACCGCAGCAGCAGCATCCGTCGCAACTTTAATTACTCCTGATGTGACACCAGAAGCAGCCTCAGCACTGGCTACGCCAATTTTATCCGCAAATTTTTCTAATGGTTTATCTAAATTATCGACAACTTCATTTACAACTCCTGCGGCTATTTCGCTAGTTTCTTTAATTTTATCTTTAAATTCTGGTGAATTTAATGTTTTATTAATTTTATCAAACGATTTATCCATTATGTCTTTACCTATTTCTGTGGTTCTTGCTACAGCACCAACAATGGTTTCTTCATTTTTTTTTTTATGAATAATATCATTTACAGAATCAATTGTTTTGACAGCTAAATTTTGTGCGGCTTGATAACCTAGCCCTAAAATACCAGGTACTTCTTTTTCTTTATTTTTATCTGTATCTTTAGTTTTTTCACCTATATTTGTATCATCTGTTTTGAGGTTATCGGCAAAAGAGTTAGCACCTGTAGCAATACTTTTTGCCAGACTACTAATAATAGGTGTGGTTGAGTTACGAATTCCATTGGTAATTTCAGAAATTACGCCTGGAGGTAAGTCATCTTTTTCTTCGTTTTTTAAAATTTTCTTTCCTCCTTCTACATTAACAATAGTATCCTGAGTACTATTACTTTCATCGATAGTAGTTCCTCCATAATATTTTTTATTTTTTTTTGATTTCATTTTCATTAATTTATATTTTTTACTTTTACTTATATTCATAATTATATTATAATAAGAAGTTTATATTTTTATTTTTACATCACAAAAAAATAAAAATAAAATACATTCATTTACACACCTTTTTTAATTTTCTTAAAATCCGCAAACGATAACCCGTATTTTTTATCTACAATTTTTCTGTCTACTTTTTTTAAAAAACTAAAATTTGTGAATTTTCCCTCATATGTATAACAATTTGCCTTCTCTTTTAATACAAATTTTTCATTTTCTTGTTCTTTTGTTAACAGCGCATTAGGAATACTATTTTTTGGGGGTGCTGCCATAGATTTTGTTGTAGCACTTGTATCTTTATTATAACTTTTAAATTTCGCAAATACATTTTTCTTCTTTTGTTGATTTATATCTCCATTTTCATTTTTACTTTTATTTATATTTTCTTCTTTCTCCTTTTCTTTTTCTTTTTCTTTTTGTTCTTTTTCTCTCTCTTCTGCTAGTTTTAATTGTTCTTCCATATCCACAAAAATTGGCATGCAGTTAAATATTTTAACATATTTTCTAGCTACCGTTTCTAAATATCTATAAGGAATTGTATTATCACTATAATAAGAAAAACTCTCTCTTTTTATGTTGTAAATCATTAATACATTACCAAGTGGTGTTTTTTCCATAACGTAACAATTATTGAGTTTTTCTAATTTTTTGTTTATAATATATTTTTTTGAAATATTATATGCTTCTTTTTTTATCCCTTCTTGGTCTTCATAAAGTTTTATTAATTTATTATATTCTTTTTCTAAAAACTCGTTATCATATATAAGTGTTTGTATTTTTTCCTCTTTTGTTTCACTGTCTCCATTACTGTCGCAATCGCTTTCATAACCGTATTTATTATTTTTTTCTTTGAATCCTTCATTAAAAACACAATAATCTTCCTTTTTCAACTCAAAATTCGCAATGGATAATTTATTTTTATCTATTATATTTTTTATTTGTTTAATTTCTTCTAATAATTTGTGATTTAACTCTGTAAACGTAGCTAAACAAATCTCGTTTCTTTCTACTTCTTCGTCAGCTTCAAATACGAATTCTTTATTTAAACGTCTTATATCCTGTAAATATTTATCTTCATATTTGGTAACGTTATTGACTGTATTTACATCCGCATCTCTATTATCTTTGTCTTTTTCTTTTTCTTCCAATTCGCAGTCGTTGTCCTTATTATTATAATTTAATATGAATTCAATAAAACGGGCGTTTTTATCATAAATAATATTTAAAATAATACGAATGTATTCTCTAAAATGAATCATATTTTCAGGTCTTGAAAAAAAATAAATATTTAATAAAAATAGTAATAACATATTATTTAAAGTATTAAAATCATTCATAATTTATTTATATACTTTTTATAAAAGTTTTAAGTCATTTTAATTGTCATTTAATTATTCACTCTCTCTATAAATAATTCTGTAACCTCTTTTGATAAATCAGGTAGCTGTATTAAATCATAGTCCTTCTCTTCCGCATCTGGGTGTAATCTAACCAAATATAAATCTCTTATTTTTTTATTATATTTTCTCTCTAAAATTACTTTATAAGTGTTTAGTTGAAGAGCATAATGCCAAAAATTTGAATCTGGTAAATGGCAAATTTCTTCAGGTAATGCGAATTTATTAAAATTATTTATTCTTGTTATATTCTTGCTTCTTTTCCAGTCATAAATCGATAAAGTACCATCTTCGTTTTCATAAACCATATCTATAGACCCTGAAATTTTCACATCTTCATCATATATTAACCATTCTGTGCGATACGGTTTTAAATTAGGAAAATCCTTTACGAAATTTATGAAATATTTCCATTCTATAGGTTTTTCATTGTGTTCTTCAATATTATTAAACATATAGACTTCATATAGGTGTTTGTTACAATATGGGTATGAAACGCTTTCACAATTATTGAAGCACTCGATATTATAGTGAAGATCTGTACCCGCTCCAGCGACTTTGTTACTATTTGAATTCCATTGTGACTTAATTTGGTCTGGAGTCAATCCCCAATACTTATGTCCTTCTTTCCACCCTTTACTTTTTATCATATTATTTATAATCTTATCGGCATCAAATTTTTCGAAATGTGAATGATTCCACGTTGTAACAGATGTATATTTAACTTTTGGCTCAAACGAAATAACATATTTATGCCCTTCTTCGAAAAATTGGATATTTATATCACGAGGGTGTGCGTTTACAACAGATAATATATTATACAAAGATGGCTTCATAATAAATAATATATAATACTTTCTATTTATTATTTATTCCAATCAATTTTTTTATTTTTTATTTAATTCTTCTTTAATTGTTTTTATTTCTCTCTTTAATTCTTGAATTTCTTTAATTAAAACGGGAATTAAACCAACATAATTGACAGACTGTAAAGTATGACCATCTTTAACTCCTTCAACTAAAAACGGATAATGCTCTTGTAACTCGTGTGCGATGACACCAAAATTTTCTTTTTGTGTGTCTTTAAACTTGAAGTAAACGGGATTAATATTATCTATTGAATAATCGTTAATATTTATTTTTTTTACATTTTCTTTTACACGATAATCTGATGTACTTGATGAATATGTGTAATATAAGTATTTAAAAGAACCTGTTGAACCTGTTATACCTCCAGAAACAAATACATTGCCACTAACATCTAATGTGTAACCTGATGTTATATTACTTTTACCTATTGCGGCAGCACCACTATAATATACACCAGTAT